AAGTTGAAAGAACTTGTCTGCTTGATACTGAGGTCGGGGGGTTTTGCCGGTTTTGTAATCACTCACAATGAGCGACTCACCGTCTCCGTGTGTTGAATATCGGTCAATGAATCCCTTAATAACAACACCCTCGATATCTCCAGCAACTTCAAATTCAAGACCACCGGGCTCAAGTTCTTGTGGATTTTCAAGAATCCAAAGATTCTCAATACAGAACCACGAACGCCACCTGAACTGACGAATTTCTTTTTCGCTATTTACTGATTCCGTTGCTCTGTCCACCCAGACTTCATCCCATACCTGCTTAGCAAGAAACTTGGCGTTGTCAAGAGTTCTTTGTTCTGCGGGTAGTTTGTAAAGTTCTTCAAGAACATCGTGAACAAAATTGCCCATGACAGCTGCTTCACCTGAAACGTCCGGAATTTGGTCAATTTTGTTGTATCTAAACTTGAGTGGACACTGATGAAATGTTCCAATAGAAGAAGCAGAAAGGTGAGGAGGGGGTGTTAACTCACTCTGAGACAAGAGTGCCACCGAACTGAATACGAACGATTTCAGCAATCAAGTCATCAAGGTCTTGGTCTGTTGCGTTTGACTTTGTTGGCTTAGGGCGACCGCCAGCATGTTGTTCCCAAAACTCGTTCAGTTCTGTTTTTTGGTCGGCGTTAAGAGCCTTTGCAAGTCCTGCAAATTGGTCCCACTTATCAAGGCGTACTTGCTCTGCTGGAGAGATGCTCATTGCTTCCTCAACGTCCATTGCCTCTTCACTGCGGGCGAGGTAAAGGCCGACACCAAGAGTCTGGGCGGCTTTCTTGAGTGCGTCAGAAACAGCACCTTTCATCTCGTCACCAAGGTCAACAATATCGCCAGCCTTGGTGCGCTTGATTTTTTGTCCACCAAACCCATCACGAACAATGGTGCATTCTGGACGAGTTGCGTCAGTGTGCCATATTAAACGAACATGGGCAACAATGTATTCAGGGTCAAGAGAGTCTCTGTCGCAAGAGAGGATATTGAACGACCATGAGTCAATTCCTAGGACTTTATTGAGGCGAGTAATCACTTCACTTACGGGGATGTAAGTGAGAGACGCCCCACCTTTCTTGAGAATCTTTTCCATTTCACGTGGAAATGGTTCTGCTAATAGTTGGGTTATGTTGGTGTTCATTCTGTGTCGCCCTTTCTGACGATGATGCTTGTTTTTAGTACGCCTGTTTCGCAGTACATGTCCGGGTTGATGCCGATGTTGTTGAGCTCTTTAATTCTCCAGTAAGAAGGAGCGCAATAGGTCATTAGTTCCATTGCAATTTCCTCTGGCGATTTTACAACTTCACCAGTATCCATGTCAACTGACATTTGGCGCAATCTATTAATGACTGCCTTAGCGATGTCCTTGTGTTGCCACGCCTTACGCTCATAAGAAGACTTCTTCTCAATGACGGCATTGCCAGGGAGTGGAACCGCTGATTCCATATCCATCATTTCTCCAAAACGATGGGCAACTGCGTCGTACACAATACCCATATCGCGTTTAGTTAGATTTAGCTGAAGGAGCATGTTTCCCGCTTCTTCAAGAGTTGCACCATCATCAATGGTTTTCATGACCTCTGCTTCTAAATCAATAATCAGAAGTCGGAGTTTTGCAATTTTGTCTAAAGACACTTTTAATACCGTCCTATCTAGTAACTGGTCTCCCAGTACTAAATGACGATAGCAATTCTTCTTCTCTGTTGCAACCCCAAACCTGCCAAATGTGTAAAAGCTCCTACAGCAGAGTCGACTTGGTCGTCATGGTCGCAAGCTTCGGGGAATGACGAGAACTCATCAAGCCAATGAGTAAGCCACGGCCCCCTGACCACGCGGACGTTGCCGTTAGCCATAGCGGCAGCAAATGGACGAGCCCTGGTTACCTTGTCTCCAGTAGCCCTAATCCCAGTGAAGTTATAGCCAGGAAGTACATATCTGGCATATTGGTCCACAAGGGCCTTTCCGGAAGAGCCAGGCTCCATTTCCATCAAGATTGGGGTATCTAGGCCGTCTTCGTAGGCTGTTTGTGCAATCAGTTGCTCTACCTTTTCGCCCTTAACCCGCACCCGTTTTACGTCCATGACATAAGCAATTCCCTGGTCAAACATCATTAGCGTGCCTACCGTATAGTCAGGGTCGGGGTTGTTTGCGCTTGGCTCGGTGGCTGCAAGGTCCCAAAAACGGACGACTTTTGCCGTATTTGAGATTGTTGGGACCTCTGATTGGTCAATAATTATGACGGATTCTCGCTCAAATAAGCTTCCGAGAGTGGTGCTCCACCAGTCGCCTTCTTCAAGCCGCCTACGCTCAATAGGGTCAAGAGCCTGCAGGGCTTGACGGTATGAGTCTGCGTCAATTCCGGGGTTGTCGGTCAGTTTTGAGGGGACAAAGATTCTTCCTTCAGAAATCCCTTCCACGATAAACCTTTGCCTAACCCAGTTCGGGGCAGGGTTGGATGCACACCTCATTCGGAGTGGGACCTCGGAAAGGGGTCCAGAGTTGGGTCGGCGTAGACGGGAGAACATGTATCGGTAGTCGGATTCACGGATTTCGGTGACTTCGTCCATCCCAATAAACTGGAATTCAGAACCCTTATAGCGAAGGTAGTCGGACTGGTTGTTTAGGTACCCAAAGGAAATTCTTGCCCCAGATGGGAAAGTTGCCACAAAACTGTTGTTATTCCAATGAACATCGTCATAGTTGGACATCCATGACTTAAAGCGGTCCATCAAGGCTCCAGGAAGAGACAAGTCAGCAAATGTACGACGGAAAAGAATTGCTGAATAGCTAGGGATATCAACAAACTGCATGGCTGACATAAGCAGTGCGGAAGACTTTCCACCACCTGCTGCCCCACCGAACAGGGCTTCCAGCCCGTTGGTTCTCAGGAATACCTTCTGAGGCAGAGACGGCTCTTCTGGGCAGTAGTCAGACATCTTCGGTTGAAGATATTCAAGAACACTTTCCCAGTTAGTTTGTGGTTCTGACATTTATAATCTCCGGCTTTGTTAGACCTGATGGTACTCTAATGCGCTAGTCTGGCAGCATATGAAAATTTTGTGGTCACGATTCAAAAGTAGGCTAAACAGGTCATTGTTCGCTTATTTTTTCATGGTTTCATTTATAATACTATCTAGTATTGGTGCAGCACTTATATACCCCCCAGCCGGTTTACTGGTCGGAGGGGCTACATGTGGCTTGTTTGGTTTTCTATTAGGTCGTGAGTAAAAAAAAATATGGCGTGGAATCCTTCTACAAACAAGTCGCTAAATAACCAAGCGCAAAAAGACATTGGCCCAGGTGCTCCAGTAGCACAAAACCCTGGATATGCAGGCAAACCGTACAGGGACTCATGGGATATTGAGCGCGCCTACAGAGAGGGTATGCAGAAGGTCACATGGGTATCTAGGTGTATTGATGCCATTGCCGGAAACCAAGCCAGGCTTCCTATTATTCTCAGAAAAGATAACTCCCCACACGGAGAAATACTTTCCATAAAAGAAGCCAAAAAAGTACCATTGCTTAACATTTTGAACAGCAAGTCAAACATTGGTGAGAACTCTTACATCTTTAGGTACAGACTTTCTGCTCAGCTTCTTCTTGGCACAAGAGGTGCTTTTATCGAAAAAGTGAGAGGTAGAGACGGGGGCATTATTGGCCTCAACCTTCTCCCGCCTCAATCAACTTCGCCAATCCCTGACCCAAAAAAGTTTGTTTCTGGATATGAAGTTCAGATGCCAACTGGAAACAAAATCTTTCTAAAACCGGAAGATGTTTGCTGGGTAAGAAGACCGCACCCAATTGACCCGTATCTATCGTTGACACCACTTGAAGCATGTGGAGTAGCCATTGAAATAGAAAACTTGGCAAAGCTTTACAACAGAAACTATTTGCTCAATGACGGAAGACCTGGTGGTCTTCTTGTTCTCAAGGGAGAAATAGATGACGATGACAAGGAAGAACTAAGAAGCAGATTCCGTGGAAACTTGTCTCGTGTTGGATACACCTCGGTAATCTCTTCCGATGAAGGTGTTGATTACATTGACACTTCGGCCAACCCACGAGATGCCGCCTATATCCAAATGCGTCAGCTCACAAAAGAAGAAATCCTTGCTTCTTTTGGTGTTCCTGAATCCGTAATCGGAAACGCTGCAGGAAGAACTTTCAGCAATGCTTCTGAAGAGATTCGAGTCTTTTGGATGGAAACAATGCTTCCTCACTTGGAAATTTTGTCTCGTGCCTTAGACGAACTTGACGTAGATAACTACGTTGACTTTAACGTGGACCAAGTGCCCATTTTGATGCTGTACGAGCAGGAGCGTCATCGCTACTTGATGGATGAGTTCAATGCAGGACTAATCAGCAACAATGAATACCGAATTGGTTCAGGTCGTAAAGAAACCGAAAGCGATTTGGCTGACTCGTTGCTTGCCAATCCAAACCTCATCCCAATCTCTAACACCAAGAAGAAGATGGAAGAACCGTCCCAGGTTCAAGTTCCTGGAGCCCCAGGACAGCCAGGAATGCCTGGCATGCCACCTGGTGCCCCAGCGATGCCAGGGATGCCTCCAGCGCCCGGACAACCACCTGTGGACCCAAACACAATGGCCGGAGCACTTGCAGAAGTTGGCTCAACCGTTCCTCCTGGCGGGGAACTGGCTCAGTCCCCAATTCCAGGCATGCCTCCCGGCATGATGACGGGCGCAGAACCTATGCCTATGGGTGCAACAAGTGCTGAGTCTTCCGAACTTGAAACAAAGTCCCTCGATACGGAATTTGATTCTCAAAAACTAGAGATGGAAAGATGGGAAGAGATTCTTGTCAGAAGCATGGAAAGAGTTTTGGAAAGACAGCAAAGAGTTGTTCTTGAAAAATCAAGTGGAGCAAAAGCTAAGAAAGCTTTGTTTGCCGGAACCCTAGACATCCCATCTGTTCTCCCAACGGATACATGGGATAGACAGTTTGATGAAGACATCAAGCCGGTCGTGACAGCCATCGTCAAAGAGTCGTTTAAAGCTTCTTCCCCTATGGGAAAGAAGTCTGCAAAAAACTCCACCATGGAATCTGACATTATTGCTCAGGTTGATTCTCAAATGGCAAGAATAAAAAGTCTTAACCAAGATTTGACCGATGAAATAACTTCGTTAATGCTTTCTTCCATGAATGTCGCTGACGAAGACCAGAGAGCTGGAGCCTTCAGGTCAAACATTGTTTCTTTGTACACAAACGTGCTCGCAAAGAGAATTCCTGAAATTGCCGAAGAAGAAGCTCGCAGGGCGTGGATGTACGGGAAGTACATCACAGGATAGTTTTAGTATTTGGTTTTAGTAAACAATGCGAAAAACCTGAATACTTACCGTTTAGTGCAGTCTTTGTCGTTTATTATCGAAGAATACACAAGGAGCCACATGCCCTCTTCTAAGAAAAATTCCGACATTCAGTACAAGGCTGCACCGCAAGGAATGGTGAATCTTGACGAAGCCGAAGGCATCGTTGAATGTTTTGTCGCAGGTATTGGTAACAAGGACTCAGTCGGCGATGTTTGCGCCCCTGGAGCTTTTGGCAAGAGCCTAATTAGGCGTAAGCCTCGCGTTGTTTGGGGTCATAACTGGAACGACCCAATCGGTAAAGTCCTTGATATGTATGAGGTTCAGCCAAGTGACCCTCGTCTTCCTAACAAAATGAAGGCTGCCGGAATTGGTGGCTTGTATGCCCGCGTTCAGTTCAACTTGAAGTCAGAAAAGGGCCGCGAGGCTTTTGCAAATGTGGCATTTTTTGGCGAAGAACAAGAATGGTCAATCGGCTACAAGACGATTAATGCCAAGTTTGACCCACAGATGCAAGCAAACATTCTGTATGAAGTTGAGCTTTACGAAGTTTCTCCAGTTCTTCATGGTGCTAACCAGCTGACAGGAACAATTTCAATAAAGTCCGAAGACCAGTCATCAACAGTTTTAGTAAACGAACAACCATCTATCGACGGCCTCAACATAAATGAGCTTTCTTCAGTTTTAGATGCGTTGAAGACGATTGCGTCCACCACAGATGAAAAGTGTGGACCCGGAATGCCAATGGGCATGCCTGCGCAAATGCCAATGGTGATGCCATCTGGTGGACCAGGAATGCCTTCTGTATCAAAACCAACACAACCAACCGCCCCAAGAGAGTCCGTGAAGCCAGAAGTTCCATCAATGCCGGAAAACCCAATGCTTGTAGCAATTAGAAGAGAATTGGTCGACAGGACTGGTTCAAATATTATTGTTCGTTCCGTAATAGAAAACATAGTTGTATTCGACAGAATTACTACTGATGGAATTTCTAGTACTTATAAACTTCCTTTCAACTATGCAAACAATGAATTCATGTTTGGTAAGCCAGAGAAGATAAACACACAGCCAACTCCAGAGTCAAGTATCCCAACAATGCCAGGAATGCCTCAACAGTTCGGCGGGTTCGATACTGGAAAATCTTTGATTTCGTTTGATGACTTTTCCTGGGTAGGTTTTAACCAGCAGATACCAGCTCAAC